ATAAACACTAAACATTCTTTATCGACTGTAGAAAGCGCCGGATCCATAAGCCAATTGCCTGCGTCATTAAGAACGCCCGACACTAATTTTTTCCTCGGAATACTTATTGATGATGTGACAACTTCGGGCTGACTATCGAACATCTCACCTTTACCAGTTGCTAACCATCTGAGAGACACGCCTGTGTCTAGCGCGCATGCAACTACTACATCTCCGGGGAAATATTCCCTGCGGATCCATGTGCTGATTGTGCCAGAAGAGATATCAAGTAAATCGCCCAGCTCCTTTTGCATGCTAAAGCCGTAGGCATCTAATAGGCGGCGTAAAACATGCTTGCCACCGTTAGCCATTACTTCTTCATAGGCATCCTTGCCTTTGAGCTGAGGCTTAGGTTCACGCAAATTTGCATTTGCAAGATTGCCGGTTATCAGCCAATTGATATCCGCGCCAGTCTCTACGCAGCAGCGAACAACGATAGTGCCAGGTATTGTGTCACGCTGCACCCATCCGCTAACGCTGTGCTTAGCAATGCCCAATACATCAGCCAAATCCTTCTGCATTTTTACGCCGTATGCAGACATGATGCGTTCCAAAACCCCGCCAGATGCATCTATCTTCCAGCTACCGCCCTGTTCATCGGACATAAGAAAGCACCACCAGTATCTATAAAGTTATTTACAGGTAATTTTTAACGATCTATAGTGACGCTCATCGACCAAGATGCACATCACTGCACCATATTTCACACAACCGGAGATAATGCGATATGAAAGATGCAAAAGCAACTTTGACGCATGAGTTAGAGAACTCACAAAACCAAGTCGGGGCATTCACCGACTCTCAAATCAACGCTATCGTCTCAGCCTTGCTGCCAAGCCTGCAGAGGATGATTGGATCCGCAATGGCTGAAACAATGAGCGTTCCTGACTTTGCTGCAATGCGAGGCGTCAGCGAGCGCCTTGTGTGGCAGTGGCTTGATGAGGGCGTACTTTTAAAAGCTCCGACTAAAGATTTTTCCAATAAAGAAAAGGCCGAAAAACGCAGCAAAGCCCTCGTTAATGTCAAAGCATGGCGCGACAAACTCACCCAGCAGGCTGTGGACTGTCGTTATATCGATGCCCGCACCTCGCAATCTCTTAACTGAGTTCGATTATTTAAGTTGAGCAAGGGAATAGCCATGTTTGATTTTAAGACTTCCACCCATAACCACTATGACGACGCCTGCCGAAAATTCGCCCTGACACACAACATGGCTGAGCTGGCACAACGTGCAGGCATGAAGGTGCAGACTCTGCGCAACAAGCTCAACCCGGATCAGGTGCATCAGTTGACTGCTTCAGAGGTGCTGTTGCTTACCGACCTGACTGAGGATGCCACGCTGATGGATGGCATGCTTGCGCAACTGCATTGCCTGCCATGCGTACCGGTTAATGAGCTGGCAAAAGACAAGTTTCAGTCTTATGTGCTGAAAGCGACTGCTGAAGTCGGAAGCATGGCCGCCAGTGCCGCAAACCCGGAGCGGATAACTGCAACATGCCGCCGCAGTATTCTGGAGGCCGCAAACACTGGTATTCGCTGCATGATGCTGGCCGCGCTGACCGTGCAGGCCCGCGTTCACTCTAACCCGACCTTAGCCTCAACCGTTGACGCTATCAGCGGGCTGGGTGCTTCGATTGGTATCAGCTGAGGGCACACGATGATTTCATTTGCGGCACACCTCAAGCGCCAGAGTCCGTCAATGTCCTACGGCAATGGCTGGATCATGGGCGAGAACGGCAGGCGCTGGCATCCGGTATTAAGCCAGCAGGTACAGGTAAAAGAGCAAAGAGGTAAAACATGGCTATCGAGGGCGATTCAATGCTGGTTGAGCTTTCTGCCGGGCAGAGGGTTTCGGCGCTGAATCACGTTGCCTTACTTCGCGCGCAGCTTATGGGCGGCAACTGTGAAAAAGATATGGCTCGTTTTTTCTCTGAAATGCGCGATGTGACAGACAGTAATTACCGGGATAACAAGCGCGCACTGAGCGCAATTCTTTTCCTGGCTAACATCGGTAAAGACAGGCACGACGCTGAATTTAGTGAACTGACTACTGATGAAAGAAAGGCGCTTATTTGTGCAATGAATCATTTAAAAGCAGTCGTGAGTTTATTTCCAAAGCGAATGACCCTTTCTAACTAAATAACCCAATGCAAATAAATGGCGTTTACCCGCCGGGCATTCTTTTGCCTGAATTATGGAGAAAGCGAAATGCAAAATATTAAGACATCTCAGTTTGATTTAGACATCGATACAGCGGCAGAAATTATAACTAAAGCGCGAGTTAATGATCGCAAACACCTGTCGCGGGCCGTTTCAGGTCGCCTGGTCGAGCTTGCGCTGCACATTCATCAGCAGGGGCTTTCTGGTGCCGAAGCAGCTGAGCTGATTCGCTGCGAGGCTGAGAATTACCGGAAAGAAGCACAGGAGTTGCACTAATGGCCGACTCAATGGACATGGCGCAGGCGCGCGCCGATGAGCTACTGGCACGTAACATCGCCAGTGTGGTTAACCGCCCGGTTAGCGTAGCGGCTTCATTCTGTGAAGACTGCGATGCGCCAATCCCGGAACAGCGCCGCCGCGCCGTGTGTGGCGTAACTCGCTGCGTCAGTTGTCAGGACGTGGCCGAAATGCGTACGAAAGCTTCAAAAGGCGGTGCGGTATGAGCACGATTCTGAAATGGGCTGGCAACAAGTCCCGCGTTATGCCGGAGCTGCTGGCGCGCCTGCCAGAAGGTGACCGCCTGGTTGAGCCCTTCGCCGGTTCCTGCGCAGTAATGATGAACACCGACTACCCGGCCTATCTGATTGCGGATATAAACCCTGACCTCATCAACCTCTATCGCCAGATAAAAGAGCACACCCGCCCGTTTATCATCATTGCGGCCAGCCTCTTCATTCAGAACAGAACTGGTGAAAATTATTACGCTTTGCGTGAAGCGTTTAATCATGATCCGTCGCTGCCTCTTCTGGAGCGCGCCGCTTATTTCCTGTACCTCAACCGCAATGGCTATCGCGGTCTTTGCCGCTACAACAAGCGCGGTGAATTTAATATCCCGTTTGGTAATTACGCAGAGCCACTTTTTCCACTGGCTGAAATTGAAGCTTTTGCAGAGAAGGCGCAGCGCGCGACATTTATTTGCGCCGACTTCCGCGAGACGCTGCGCCTTACTAAAGCTGGCGATGTGGTGTACTGCGATCCACCTTATGACGGCACGTTTTCGGGCTATCACTCGGCTGGTTTCAATAAGGATGAGCATCACAATCTGGTCAGCATATTGCTTGACGTCTCGGAGCGTTGCCCGGTTGTGGTTTCAAACAGCGATACCCTCTACACACGCAGCATTCTTCGCGATTTCAATATCGCCAGCATCAGCGTAGCTCGCTCGGTTGGCGTCGCCGCAGGTAAAGGCAAGCGTGCATCAGAAATTATCGCCGTGCGCCATCCCGCAGTCGGGCCTGCGTGGTCTGGCTTTGATCCGGCCGCAGGTGCTGACTGGTCTGCAGAAGTGCAGGCGTCTCAATGATTCAGGAATACGCTTACCCGTGGAATGTTCCACGGGAAGCTATTGCCAGCCCATATCCCACCTATGAGGAAATGCACAGCCGCAGTCAGATGATTGCGGCTTTAGTGCGTGCGCAGGAACTACTCGAAAAGCAGCCGACACTGATCCAGATCGATGTAAAGCGCCGGGTCAGTGAGCTGGAAAAAACACAGGGTATTGACCGTGCCAATGCGTACTTAACGAAAACTTTCGTTGAGCGCACATTGCCACGCGTTGAAACCGTCAACGCTCAATATCGCCTCGGTGAAATGCGTCACGGCACGTTTAACCTGCTGGCAGGCAATGCCACTAAACAGGCAGGCGCGGCCAGCGCGGGCGGTCAGCTGTGGGATCTGATGCGCCGCTTTAACCGCCTGCCGGATATGGCTCGCGCCGACGTCGATTTGCTGGCTGGGGATGTGGCTAATTTCATTCTCGCCGAGCTGGTACAGGCACACGAACAGGCCAGCGACGAGTCAGATTATAAATATACGCATCGTGTCTACATGACCGCCGCCACCATCACCCGCGAGCTGAGCCAGACGCCGCCGCTGTGGGATAAGGTCACGTCCCGGCTGTTTGACCCGGAGGAAGTTACCCCGGCGATCATGCGTATGCAGACGGAAAAATGGTGGAAAGGCCGACTCCGCCGAGTGGCCGCATCATGGCGTGAACACCTTCAGATCGCCCTGGCTAATGTCAGCAAAAAGCATACCCCCTACGCCAGCAGCATGACCGTTTCAGAGTGGCGCGAGCAGAAGCGCCGCACCCGTGAATTTCTGAAGGGAATGGAGCTGGAAGACGAGGAAGGCAACCGCATCAGTCTTATCGAGAAATACGACGGCAGTGTGGCCAACCCGGCGATCCGCCGCTGCGAGCTGATGACCCGCATTCGTGGCTTTGAAAACATCTGCAATGAAATGGGCTTTATCGGTGAGTTCTACACGCTGACAGCCCCGGCGCGCTATCACGCCACAATCAAAACTGGGCATCGTAACCGCAAATGGAATGGTGCCAGCCCGGCCGACACGCAGCGTTATCTCTGCAGCGTCTGGCAGAAAATCCGCGCCAAGCTGCACCGCGAAGAAATCCGCATCTTCGGGATCCGCGTTGCTGAGCCTCATCATGATGCGACCCCTCACTGGCACATGCTCATGTTTATGCGCCCTGAGCAGGCTGAGCGCGTGCGCGAGATTATGCGCGACTATGCCTGCCAGGAAGACAGCGGCGAGCTGACAAGTGGCAAAGCCCGCAAGGCCCGCTTTCACGCTGAAGCCATCGATCCAGAAAAGGGAAGCGCAACAGGCTATGTGGCTAAATATATTTCCAAAAATATCGATGGTTATGCGCTGGATGGTGAGACAGACGACGAAAGCGGCAAAGATCTGAAAGAAACTGCCTCGGCCGTTTCTGCCTGGGCGGCACGCTGGCACATCCGGCAATTCCAGTTTGTGGGCGGCGCGCCTGTCACTGTTTACCGCGAGCTGCGCCGCATGGCAGACAGCGAAACTGCGCACGGCCTGAGCGTTGAGTTTGCGGCCGCGCATGACGCCGCCGACGCAGGAGACTGGGCCGGATACGTTAACGCGCAGGGCGGGCCGTTCGTGCGCCGCGACGAGCTGGCTGTGCGCACCTGGTATCAGGCAAGCGAAGACTTTAATGAATACGGCGAGGAAACCGTGCGCATCAAGGGCGTTTACGCAACTGAAGTTGGCGACGATACGCCAATTTTAACCCGTCTGATGCAGTGGAAGATTGTCCCGAAACGTGCCGTTGATTTGGGTTTTGAATTTAAGGACGCGCCCGCGTCCTCTCGGAGTTCTGTCAATAACTGTACGGGAGGTTTGAGATCTGAGGATTCGAACCCGCCGGAAAGTTTCGAAAAAATCGACCTGGACGGCATGAGCAGAAAGGAAAGGCGGCAGCTTTTGAGCCGGATAAGGGCGGAAAGGCCAGAAAAGCGGCATCTGAAACTGAGGCGGTCGGACAAAATCGAAGCTGCGTGCGACAACCTGATCGGCCAGGTGAGAGATTTAAGCGGTGAAACCATCAGTCGCGGGCTCGCCGTGCGGCTGATTGGCGGCACGCAGACTAAAATCGGTGGTCATTTGTTCCGCAGCCTACCTAATGGTGAACTGGTCCGCCCAATACTGGAGCCGAAAAGGACTTTCGTATTAGAACGATTTAACCGTTTAGCTGAAAAGCAGCGTTCAAAAGCAAACATTGATGGGTGAAAGTTAACGATATTAGTGCGACTGATAGTCTAAATGTAATGTGCTGCGGTTTTCCGCGCATAGCTTAGACACACAAGGAAAGTTGTTTCGTATCAGCCAGATAAAAATATTATCTGACTCAGACATTTTTCTTCCTCAACTTATAAATGCTGTGCTACTGTATAAATACACAGTAAAAATGGGGGAGGGAAAATGACGGCTCAGGAATCAAGCCAGATGCATAAAAAAATGGCGTGCATGCAGTTTATAGCGGAGGTTTCACTCATTGCTAACTGTAAGCCGTCTGAGCTGAAACTGGCACTCACCATTATTGCCGAATTGGCAAACTCAGAGACTCACCAGGACGCTGGCGAGGAAATCTTTTACGCTGCCGATTAGGGATTAATATGCGTATTGAAATCATGCTCGATAAGAATCAGAAAATCAGTCAGTCGGTGGTAGATGCTTTCCAGGAAGAAGTGCATAAACGTGTAACTGCGCTGTTTCCTGATGCAGTGGTACA